CGGGTGCATTGTCCAGGAAAACCTCATGCGAGTAAGCGACCTAGAGATACTTCGTCCAGGACTGTTTCACAACAGCGAATCTGGGCTAATATCTCCAGCGAGAGACTAGATGGAATTAAACAGGGATCGCCCTAGGGCTACCTATTTAAACCAACATATCCCTCTAATATGATGGGAGGAATCTCGAATACGCAACTCAAAGAGTTACGCGCAGTTCAGCACTACTATATATCCGCTAATTCTTCAACCCACCACACTACTGCCTGTACCTACTCTGGTGAATCATTAAAGAATGATTATCTCTTGATTTCAACAGAAATCACACCATACTTCTTTGCCTTTTCTAGGAATTCCAACAATTTCAAGGGATTATCCAAACGATTCTTTCGATCAACTCGAAATTTTCAAAATTGGAAATCTCTTTTCAATTGCATTCATTCGTCGTACATAGCAAGAAGCTCACTAATTGGTAAATGCTCGAACCTACCTGGTCTTACTACGACCCGATGATGCCCTCAATAGAAAAGTTGTTCAACTAATTCTATTGGAGCAGGCGGATCGAAGCAATTACAGGTAGCAACGATATTATCATTGAGCCATGATCGTTGAGTCATCTCGTAAACGAGCTCGACTATACGATCAGTCAGATAACCCCGAGAAAATGCCTCAAAGAGTCTAGAATACCAGTCAACCTTAGGTGAAATCTTTGGAACTTGTATAGGTAAACCCTTTACAAATCTTAAGATAACATCTTCGAGAGGACCAGGTTTTAGATTCCCTATTATCCGACCGCCGATAAATCTAAAGGGATTCTTGAGATCAATTAAATAATCACAAAGAACCTCTAGATTTAATCCTTTTCTCATAACAATTACTGAACAAAAGTTAAGTAATGTATAGAGATAGGAATCGACGTTAGATCAAGATTTTCCTGTAAGAGCTTTTAAAGCTCTCATGGGATGATCCTGAATCTTCCGGGTTAATAGGTCCACCGCAATAGCTGCTCTACCCATCAGAGAATCTAAGGAGCGAAACTGGCGCCAGCTAAAAGCTGAAACCTCGAATGCTCCGATAGAAACTCTTTTGGCGAATTCAACTACGGGACGGTTGGGTGCAAGTAAGGATTTTGACGCGTTACATTTAACTCCCAAATGGTTTTCCATTACATCTAAGTAAAGGTCAGCCACTTGTTTATTGAATATAACAATATCATCACCTAACACCTCATAATTAACATACCACTTTACCTGACGATATAAATAATAATTTATCATCTGAAGGATCATGTGGTGAGTTAAATTGAGCATAGCTCAAGAGGACAATGCACCCATAGGTTGCCCAACTGAGTACTTAAGATAGAGATCATGTGGAACCCCCAAGCGTAAATTCGCAGGGAGTCTATATTCTCTATTTACTAGTAACTCAGCTCACGCTGAACCAAAAGTCCCTCCTACATCCTCAACCGGTACTCTATCCTTAAACAAACTATTAAGAATAGCTACCTGGCTAGAAAGAGGAAGGCGATCAGTTGCAGCCGATAGGTCATAGCAAAATGCCTTTCCATACTCTTGTGACTTTGACATTGCCCTTTTAAAGGCAGTATCTTGGTCATGAGTAGCATCGTTAGGCAGATGCTTAAACAGTTTAAATAGGAGATCATGCAATGGTTTAAGGAGTGTCTGAGTTCAGACATCCACCATCGCAAATACTCTTATCTTCCCTGCTGCTTCCTCTTTTAGAGCAAGCTGACCTAGGCAATCATAGGCCTTTACTCCTGACTTAACATTGGAAATTAACCCACTTTTACGAATTGTAAATCAATCGTAATAAAGGGAGAAATTATCACTTCAGTTGGCGTAATTATAGAACTCAGGTTTTCCTTCCCACGATCACACATCTTCAAAACATCCTAATCAGGATATAGTAGAAGATGGAGACGCTTTCTGGATACGTTCAAGTCCCAAACTAGCCGTCAACTCTCGGCTCTTAAATTTCAAATCAACAAACCGGAAAGCAAAGCTTTCTAGTCATGTGTTTATCAATTTAAGAGATCCAAGTTGACCTGTGAAAGGGTCCGTAATGGTAGATAACTTTAGTTTCCCTGGACAGGATATAATCCTGTACACGGAAAACATAGTTAAATATCAACGGACCACTCTAACAGTGAGTTTACCAAGCTCCCTTCTATCCCTAGAAGGAATAAATCTTGGTAAACCCGACTTAGTTAAGCCAGGCAACGGAATATCAGGTTCAATCTCCCGCATTGAGCGAAGAGGTTGTCCACCAATAAACCGTTGTAGGGCCACCGTACAGGCTTTTAGGTACTTCACTACAAAGGCAGAGCCGTGCTCTCGATTTAATCGAAGTAGCATCTCTCCAAATCTAGTGATTAGCTGAAGTCTGTTAGAAACCTTGGATTTTTCGAAGAGAATGCGCGTCATTAAACGCCCATATCTTCTTAAAACCCCCAGAAACTCTCGCGGGTTCTGGAGCGATACCATATATGATTTTTCCGGTGTAGATCTAAAAACAGATTTTAAATAAGTC